CTACAGCGCAGTGCCCGTGGCTGCTCTGCAAAACGCCATTTGAGGGCAGCGTGGTGCTGGAAAAAGCGACGGCATACCCCAGCAAGAACAGGCAGACCGGAGAACGCTGCGAAATGACATACCGCATGGATTACTGCCCGATGTTTACGCTTAGCGCGGAGGATGCGAAGTATGATAAGTAGGATTGAGTTTGTGTTCTACGGGGAGCCGGTGGCGCAGGGCAGGCCGCGCTTTACCATGAGAAGCGGCTACGCAAGGGCGTATGACCCGGAGAAAAGCCGCAGGTACAAAGATGCGCTGCGGCAGGAAGTGAAAGATAGAATGGCAGGGCGTGCCCCGCTGGAAGGCGCGCTGGTGCTGCAGGTGCGGATCTACCGCAGCATCCCCAAGGCTTTCAGCAAAAAGAAAGCCGATATGGCGGAGCGCGGTTTGCTGCGGCCGGAGACAAGACCCGATGTGGACAACTACGTAAAGGGCATCAAGGATGCTTTGAACGGCATCTGCTGGAAGGATGATAGCCAGATCGTGGCATATGCGGAGCCATTTGGGAAGTATTACAGCAGGGAGCCGCGTGTGGAAGTGGCGGTGTGGAGAATGGAGGAAGAAGCATGAAGACCGAGATCATCAAAATTAAGGGCGACTGGCAGGAGGTTGTGGATGATTGCCGGGCTACGGTGGGAAAAGAATCGCTGGGCAAGGAACCTTCTGTGGAATTTAAGAAAGGAATTCTGCTTTCTGAACACAGCCCCATTCGGGACATTGCCGTAAAGTGGAAGTGGCGCAGTATGCCGCACTGGGTAACGGTGCATTGGGTGCGTCACAAGTGGGAGAAATTTGTGCGGACGCAGCGCACAGACCGCACCGGCATTGACCGCGCAAAGCTGCCGCAGGACGAGCCGCAGGACTTTACCGGCGAAGCAAACGTGCAGGCGCTGATCGACACCATGCGCAAACGCCTGTGCTGCCAGGCATCCCCGGAAACGCGGAAATACGCGGAGGATTTTAAGACGGTGCTGCGCGGCGTGGAGCCGGAAATCAGCAATGTGCTGGTACCGAACTGCATTTACCGCTGCGGATGCCCGGAAATGGGCAGCTGCAACCTGTTTAAGACGTTGTGCAGCATTGACCCACGCATGAGGGGCACGGATATTCAAAAGCGGTATGATGCGTACAACGCGTGGTTTTACAGAGAGGTATAACCCATGAAGAACTACTTGAACCGGCAAGAGCAAAATGACGTGATGACCCTGCTGACGATGGCAGGGCATTGCGAAGACATTGTGGATGGATGGGACGGCAGGGGAAACCTTGCCGCCCCGGAACGGAAAGACCTGCGCACCGCCAAAACGCTGATTATGAAAGCAGCGAAAAGCATTATGAAGCGGCTGGACATGGTGCAGAAGCAGAAGCTGCTGCGCACCGCCGATGAATGGGTGGTGATGTGCGTGCCGAAAGACAGCGCAGGCCAGTACAGAAAGCGCATTGAGGAAGACAACAAAGACCTTGGTATTTGGTGCAGTGAAGAAGCCCTGAGCGGCATGGCAGAGATGGCGTTGATCGGCAGCTGCTGCCCTTGCGTGAAAGAAGAGGGAGAACGTGAAAGCTGCATGTGCAGACAGGCATTTGCAGAACTGGGCATCCCGCCGTTTACCGACAGCCCTGCAGATGGAATTTGCCCTTACGATAACAGATTGGAGGATTAAGCCATGAAAACATACCAGACCACCAAAGATGCGCTGACCAACAAAGAACCCATCTGCTACGGGTATAAGGCCGTGAAATGGGACGGCGGCACGCAGCAGGACTTCCGTTACGGGGAAGTTGGCGAAGACCTTGCCGGCAAGCTGTTTGCCGTGGATGGTGATATTGCCGAATGCAAATGGGGGCTGCACTTCAGCAAAGACCCGGCACATGTGTTTAACTTTTACGAACCGCTGGGCTACAACAGGTATTTTAAGGTGGCTGCTTACGAAAAGACCGTGGACGCTGCGGACGGCTGCAAGACCGTAGCGCAGGTGATTGAGTTTGTAGAAGAATACGACATGATGCAGTACATTGAGATCATCAAGCGGTATGACCGCACTTCCAACGCGGTGAGCAATTCCAACGCGGTGAGCTATTCCAACGCGGTGCGCAATTCCAACGCGGTGAGCTATTCCAACGCGGTGCGCGGTTCCGACGCGGTGAGCTATTCCAACGCGGTGCGTGGTTCCAACGCGGTGCGTGGTTCCAACGCGGTGAGCTATTCCGACGCGGTGAGCAATTCCTACGCGGTGAGCAATTCCAACGCGGTGAGCAATTCCTACGCGGTGAGCAATAGCTACGGCCTGCGTGACTGCAGGGGCATGTATGGCTGCATCTTCTGCCACGGGCTGAAAGGTAAGGCATTTTACCTTTTCAACCGCAAAAGCACCGAAAAGCGGGTTGAAGAAGTTCTTGGAAGGCTGCGCAGCTTTAACTGGGTGCCGCGCTTCGCCAACTGGTACGACATCAAGGGCAACAAAGAATGGTGGGCGTTCTGCTTCCCCCAGTTGGAGAACGTGGACAACGACATTGCATGGAGTAAGATGCCTGCGGAGATGCTGAAATACATCAAGAGCCTGCCGGAGTTTAACGAAAAGGTATGGGAGAAGATTGCAGGGAGGTAGGAACATGGAAAACTACATTGTAATCAACGGCAAGAAAGAAGAACTGACGGAAGAACAACTGGAAAAGCTGGGGATTAAGGTAAAGAAAGACCCGTTTGAGAGGGTTGGACATAATGGATTTTATTGGAGAATAACAACGCAGGGTGTTGCTGATACAAAGAGAGAAGTATGGAAAGAAGCTAATCAAAAACAATATGACGTTGCCAACTACTGCACAGACAAAGAACTGATAGAACAACGTGCCTTGCATGAAACGCTGAACCGTCTGCTATGGCGGTATTCGATGCAGCATGGCGGGGATAAAATTGATTGGGAAGACCGAGAAGCAAAGCATTGGTACGTTTTATGGGACTACGAAGACAGACGCTTTGATGTCTACAAAAATGAGGTTTTGCGCACCCAAGGGGCGGTTTATTTCTTAACACAAAACACGGCTTATAACGCCATTGAGGAAATTGCAAAGCCTTTTATGGGACAACACCCGGAATTCAAGTGGTAGGAGGTAAACAATGACTGAACCCGCATGGGAATGCAATAACTGCGGCTACCTGTATTATGACCCGCCGTACAGTTATGTAAGCCGGTGCTTTGTATGCCCGGAATGTCATGGGGTGCAGTTTGAACAGGTGGAAACAGAGCAAACGGAACTGGAGGGGTGGGGAGGAAAAGATGCGTAATGTTTTTGAGCTTTGCGAGGGAGACCAGACGGCGAAAGCGGATGCGGGTAAGCTGCAGCTGCGGATGGTGCCGGTGCAGATAACGCGCGATATTGCCGAGGTGCGCATGTACGGGAACGCCAAGTACGGCGACCCGGAGAACTGGCGTACTGTGGAGATAGAGCGGTACATAGATGCACTGTATCGTCATTTCCTTGCTTTTCTGGAAGACCGGCACAGCGTGGACGAGGAAAGCGGCCTGCCGCACTATAAGCACATGGCCTGCAACATGGCATTTATCTGCGAGATGGTGAAGGATGGGAGAAAATGACAGAAAAGACATGCCCGCTTTGCGGGGCTGCGGTGAAAGAGAAAAACAGAACGTATTGCAGCCCGGAATGCTCCCAAAATGCGAGCAGGAAAAGACAGGCAAAAGGGTATGAGAAAAATAAAAAGAAAACAGAGACCTATGCGCCGCTGCTCTCTCCCGGCAAAAACAGGGCGCGTACAGGCCGTGCAGACAGCAAGGGTGCATCTCTTATGGAGGGGTACGCCAAAGCACGCGCAGAGGGCACGCACGGCGGTTTAACATATGGGTACTGGGTAGCGAAACACTATGCAGAAAGAGGTGAGGCACAAGGTGTCTGAAGAGAAGAAAAAGGAACCGGAGAAGTGCGGCAGCTGTCGCTGGTATAACAGAACGCAGCGCGTGCTGCCGGAAAACACTTGTGTATGTGTAGAGGGAAAGCACTTTATGGAAAAGAGAGAATGGTTTAACCGCTGCAAGAAGTACCGGAGAAAAAAACAAAAGGAGGGCATGTGATGAAAAAGGTTTTGGCAGGAAAGGAATGCAAAGCGGACTAATGTACCGCAACAGCGAAGGGTATAGCGACCCGACTGCCGGGCAGGCCATGCAGAACGTGCAGACCGAAGAGAAGAAGGCACGCGGTTTGCTGCGCATGATCCGCACGGCGGCAGAGCTGATGGCAGAAGGCGCCGGATATGAGCTGAAAGGGCAGGTGTGCCTGAAGGACAGCAGAACCGGACGCATGTACCGATAGGGGAAGCCATGGCGCGGGTAAAATACCCATGGGAAACCTATGTAAAGAGCATGATCATTCGTTTCCCGCAGTTTAAGAAGGAGTTGGCGGCAATGCGTCTTCCGGCTTTGGTGCCGCCGACTGATAAGGTGGGGAGCTGCCAAAAGGTAAGCAAACCCACAGAGGAAACAGCGCTGCGGGAATTACCGCCAACGAAGCAGCGACAGTACGATGCGGTGCAGAAGGCCATAGAAAAAACGATGACCTTACCGGATGGGGAATGCAGACTGAAGCTGATAGAGCTGATGTACTGGAAACAGACCCACCGCCTGCACGGTGCGGCGGCAGAAGTAGGCTGCTGCACAAGAACTGCTGTAACGTGGCATACCATGTTTATTCGCATGGTAGGATACTACTTTGGAATTTTGGAAGAAGAATAGAAAAGTTTGCACAATTCGTCCCAACTTACATGGTAAAATAGTATTGTGCAAAGAGCACAGAAACGCCCGGCGTGCAGGAGATGCTGCCGGGTGTTTTGCGTGGCGAGGCAGTTGCTGGGCGAACTGCCCGGGTTGAATATTACGATAACGGAACAGACACTGCAGGATATTTGCACCTATATACAGCGCAGCTGATGCCCTGCGCAAAAGAGAACGGACAGCGCACAGGCTGCCCGTTTTGTTTTGTTTAGGGTATAACGGTATGGGTTTCCTCCTTTGCCGGCGGCGGGGCGGCGATGCGCGCCGCTCTTGACCGTCGGGACGATCAGCAGGGGAGAATGCCGAAAAGATGCGCGGCAAAGAGAAACATGTTTTTGCTCCACAAGGGAGAGCAGCCGACGGCGTTAGATACGACATCTGCAAAAGATGCGGCGCACCAGATGCAGGCGGCAGCGGCGAGCACAAAGGCAAGAGCCTTGCCGCAGTTGCGGTAATTGAGGGAACGCATGGGAGATCCTCCTTTTATTTTTCCCAATTTGCTTTTTCGAGATGGGTTTCTGTTTCGATGCCTGGGTGTAGCTTCTGCATTTCTGCGAATTTGGCAAACGCTTGCTTGCGGTCTTTGCCGGGGAAAGAATAGGTTTCCGCGGCAAAATCCCGGATGCCTGGCTGCCGGTAAACCTGCAGCCAGTTCTATTTTGTATGTGACGTGTTTTGAGAAATAACTGCGGTCCCGCGTAAAAACAAGCTTTAAGTCGTATGCGGCTTCCATGATCAGGGCGGCGCGTTTTGCAATAAGCTGGCGATATTCGGTCAGCTTGTCGATCATGCTTTGCAGGCGTTCAATGTCCCGCCGGGCAGAATCGTCATAATAAAGGCAGTCTTTGACTGTGTGCATGCCTTGTGGGGCGTGGAGCAAGCACCAAACGTGCTCGCTCTCATCCCGGCTATGTTCAAACATGGGCGCGCCTCCTAACCTTCGATGGCAACGGCCTGTCTGCCGCCTGCGGTGTAGACCTGGGAGCCGTATTTGTTGCGGATATCGGAAATGGAGGATTTACCGCGCGACCAGTGCGCGCCGTCTTCTGCATGGCGCCAGTACCACATTTTTTTGGAGGCAGACCAGCGGCAGCCGGCAGCTTTCAACGCTTCTTTATGGCGGCGGGTATCGCCGGAGATCCACAGCCACGCGCCGCACAGCTCCACGGTGAGCCCGTCCAGCTTCAACAAAGCTTCGACCACGGCGCGGAATTCTTCCGGCGTTTCGGTGGTAGCGTGGACAGTAGACCCTTCTTCCGCGGCAGCGGCGTTGTGGGCGGCTTTGAGGCGGGCAAACAGGGCATCATATTCGGCGTTGATTTCGGCCATAATGGCATTGCTGGCCTGTGCGCTGCCGGTGTCCGGGTGGTAGATGCGGGCGAGGTTGCGGTATTCCTTTTTGAGGTCGTTGAGGGTGTTGACATTTGCAAAGTAGTTTGTCATAATAAAGATACCTCCATAATGTTTTGCGTTGTGGGGTGTTGAGAGCGTTTGCAACTTTGGCGAGGGGCAACGCTCTATTCTTTTTCTGCTGTTTTGGCGTGGTTGTGTAAAACCTGTTTAATATAGCCTGCTTTGCTGGGCTGACGCTCCAAAAGTTTGATAATGGCGGCGTCAGTGTGCTTGTTTAGTTTCAAGCCGATAAAAACGGTGTTTTCTTTGTCCCAGCGTTTTTTTGCTTCAGTATCTGCTATTGACTTCGCCCCCTTTCCGGTAGTATAATGGTATCAGAAAGGCGGCTGCCCCTGGTCCGGGCGGCTGCTCCCAAGTTGTTATCCAAGCGTGTTCTTGGGGAGCCGTTCCGTTAACTCCGGGCGGCTATTTCTTTTTGTGCGTCAAGCACAAGCCGATGATAGCAACGATTAACAACCCGAACTGGAATAGTTCTGCGTATGTAACCATTGGCATCACCCCTTTCGGGGGAACAACCTGCCGCCGTTCTGATGGTTTTATTGTATCATGGGATTTCCCCATTTTCAACACCTTTTTTGCAGGCGTTTTGTGAAAAGTTTTGCAAAGCGTCTTTTTTGTTTGGGCGAAAGATGACCGCCTGCGGCTGGTGCATATAGGAAGAAGCCAGGGCGCAGGGCGCGGCAGATGTGGCGGCAGGAAGAAGGAAGAAAGACGAGCGGATGGACGGCGGAGAAAGAAAAAAAGAGGAAGGGAAGAAGCGGGAGGAAGGACGCGGGGAAGATGCGGAAAAGAAAGACGTGGAAAAAAAGGGAAAGGGTGCGGGCTTTACGGGATTTAATGGAAGGTAGGCGCGGGCGGAAATATAAAAAGGAAGGGCGGCGGCTGGTGCGTGCCGTGCGCTGTCATTAGCGGAGTGCGTGGATCGCGCTGGCGGCAGGGGTGCGCGGTTTGCGGATGTGAAATAATACAACAGAAGAAACCGACATGAAACCGCCAAGAAAAAAGAAAAGGCCAGCTTGACATGCATGCCGCTGCTGATTAGTAGGCAGCCAGTCCCCTGTTGGTTTTCTGAATAGGATTTGAACCCCCGTTTTGTTTTTGAAGACAGGGAGAAGAGAAAAGAAGAAAGACGGGAAAACCATGGAAGGGGGGAGGGGGTTAGGTACTTAGCGCGCGGTAAGGGAGGAGCCCCCGGGAAGGATTAACCCCCATGAGTATGCCTCTTAAAAGCTTACTTTACTTGTATATAAGTATTTATTCACGCATCATGCCCTTTAGCAGGGCTTTAATTTTCGAAACCCGTGACGTGATTTTTATATATTTTTTCAGCAAAAAGGGCTGTTTTTGCACAGGAAAGGAGGGGCATAATGGAGCCTTTTGTTTATGACGGAATGATGTTGTTTGAGATGTCGCCGGTGAGTGCATTGCCGCTTGACGAACAGCTGAAAGAAATGGAAGCGAGATACAAAGCCCTGTATGAGTGGTCTTACGGGACGTTTATTGTAACAAAAACACACCTGGCTTTGGTGCTTGGCTTCCCTGATGCGGGGCACGTTTACCATGACTGGAAGACCTGCCGAAAAGTAGGTGCTGACAATGAAGACTATGAAAAGCTGCAAAAGCGTGCGGAGCTGATGCGGCATTGGGAATCGGTTTTTGAAGCATCCTGCATTGACAAGACCTCTTCCGACACGATACCGGCAAGGGCGATTTTCCTTGCAAAGAGCGTTTACGGATACTGGGATACGCCGCAGAACAAGGAAGAAAACAAGCTTTCCATTGAAGTGCTGATCAAGCGAAAAGAAGAACTGAAAGCACTGGAGAAGAAAAAGGCAAAGAAAAAATGATAGCCGACTTTACGGTTTTGGAGCCTAACAGCTATACAAAGCTGTACCGTGTAACAGATGTTGAAACGGGCGATGTGCTTTTCGACCGGATGGAGCAGGATATTGAAAAGGCATTTGCCAACGGAAAACAAACTGCATGGGCATATATGTCCCTGCACAAAGAAGAGGCGGAAAGCGGGGCTGAAATGGTGACGTTCCGGCAGGAAGACGGGGCGTTTTGCCGTGCTGCATGGAACAGGCCGCAAAAAAAGACTTCCCGCCGCTGGCGCCGATGGACGTATTTCCGCGAGGTTGCGAAACTGCCGGAAGAGCAGCAGATCGCGGTGATAAAAATATTGCCTTACGTAAAAAGAGATGGGACGATCGTGACAGACCGTGGCCGCGCAATGGATGCGCAGGCGATACGCGGTCTTTTTTTTATGGGGAAAAACAAGGAAAACCGTGTATGGAACGGGCTGCTGGAAAACGGTGTGCTTGAACCGAAAGAAAAAGGCTGGGCGATAGCCGAAAAATACTGCCAAAGGTAGGAACTATGGAAGACCTGAGATATTTGGACGCGGAAAGCGCAACAGCGGATGAGCTGGACGCTCTGGTGGAAGTGATCTCCGACCCGATGCTGTTTATCGAAATGACGCTGAAGATACAAAACAAGCGCGGCGACCTTGTTCCGTTTTGCTTTAACACACCGCAAAGAAAGCTGTATGAGGAAGTAAAACGGCAAAGAGACGAAGGAAGGCCGGTGCGCATCATCATTTTAAAAGCGCGTCAGATGGGCTTTTCTTCTGCGGTATCGGCATTGTTTTATTACAATTCGGCAACTTCTGCGAACACGAACAGCATGGTGATCGCCCATAAGGCCGATGCTTCTACAAACATTTTTAACAAAATGAAGCTGTACTATGAAACGTCGCCGGAAATTTTGCGGCCTGCCAGAAAGGCATCCAACGCAAAAGAGATCATCTTTGAAAATCCGACGACAAACGGGCTGGAAAAGAAGAAAAACCCCGGATTGCGCAGCCGTATTGAAATTGAATCCGCGGTCAATAAAGACGCTGCCCGCGGCAAGACGATCCACAATTTGCATATGTCGGAGCTGGCCTTTTGGCCGTATCCTGAAGAGACCATGACAGCAGCCATGCAGGCCGTGCCGAATGAACCTGCAACGGCGGTGATCATTGAAAGCACGGGAAACGGCGTGGGCGGTAAATTTTATGAAGAGTGGATGCGTGCGGAGCGCGGCGAAAGCGAATTTGTGCCGATTTTCTTTGCATGGTTTGACCACGAAGAGTACCGCATGCCGGTGCCGGACGATTTTACCGTGACAGACGAAGAACAGCAGCTGAAAGAGCAGTACGGGCTGGATGATGAACAGCTGGTGTGGCGCAGGTGGTGCATCAGCGCCAACTGCATGGGTGACATTGACCTGTTCCACCAGGAATACCCCGCGACGCCGCGTGAAGCGTTCCTTTCTTCCGGCCGACCTGTTTTTGATACGGTGCGTATTGAAGAAGCGCTGCGCAACGCTGCAGCACCTGCCTTTTCCGGACGGGTGGTGGAAGAAAACAGAGCGGTGCGCTTTCGCACAGAGTACAAAGGCGTGCTTTCCATATGGGAAAAGCCAAAAGACGGCAGGGAGTATGTGATCGGCATTGACCCGGCATCGGGAGACCAGAACGGCGACTTTTCCGCCATGGCGGTGTTTGACCGCAAAAGCCAAAAAATGGTGGCAGAGTGGCACGGCAAGATCCCGCCGGATATTTTGGGCGAAGAGGCGACTTACCTTGGCAGATATTACAATCTGGCGTGGCTGGTGCCGGAAGCAAACAACCATGGTGTGAGCGTGATCGACAGTATCAAAAGGCTGCATTACCCCAAGTTGTTCCGCAGGCCGTCTTCCCCGGATGACAAAAAAGAAGCTTCGATGCAGAAATACGGGTTTTGGACAAGCACGAAAAGCAAAAAACTGCTGGTGGATGTGCTGGCAAAATTCCTGAGAGAAAAAGCAGGCAACATCCCATCCAAAGAAGCACTGAATGAGTGTCTTACCTATATGTACGATGACAAAGGCGCATCCAACGCGCAGGATGGCTGCTACGATGACCGCGTGATCGCAATGGGTTTGGCGATTTATTACATTCATAAATTCGGCAGCGGGGATATGCCGTATGTTTCGGAGCGGCTTTCCAATCTATACAGCATCAACAGCGTAACAGGGTATTAACGGGAGGAAGCTATGAAAAAACCACAGGATCTTGGCGTGATCATTGAGCGGATCAGAAAATCCGAACAGTGGCGCGACAATATGTACAAAGAAAAATGGGAAGAAAACTACAAGCAGTACCGCTCCTATGCAAAACCAAAAAGCGAAGGGCAGAGCAATATTTTTGTTCCGTATACGTTTATGCAGGTGGAAACGATCAAGGCGCGCGTAAACGAAAGCCTGTTTGCAAACAGACCGTACGTTTCCGTGCTGCCCAGAGATGCCGAAAGCCAGGGTAAGGCGAACGTGCTGCAAACCCTGCTGGACTGGCAGTTTAACGAGCGCATGGGCATCAAAAGAGAATTTGCGGAAGACATTACCTCCGATGCCTGCATTTTTGGCACAGCGGTCGTTTATACGGCATGGGCAAAAAAGGAGCGCACCGTAAAGCGCCGCGAGCAGACCGAACGCCCTTTGATGATGGAAGACGGCAGCGGGCCGTACCTGGATGAAAACATGCAGCCTATCGTTATGCCGTTTATGGAGACCGTGGAAAGCAGCGATATTGTGTATGACGACCCTACCGTGCAGAAAATCGACATTTTTGACTTTTTTGTTGACAGGCTGGCAACAACGATCTCTGACGCAAGATACTGCGGGCACGTGGAATACCTGACCAAAAAACAGGTGGAACAGATGGTGAAAGACCGCGGCTGGAAAGTGAACTGGAAAGAAATTGCCCCCGCCACCGAGCACAGCGGCGGGAAAGAGATCCGCAGCCGCATCAACGGGAACAGCATTGAAGCAGAGGACATGGAAGAAGGCAATTCGCCGCAGAGCGTTTACAAAGTACACCATTACTGGGAAGAAAACCGCCATGTGGTGCTGATCGGCGGGACGCAATGTGTGCTGGATGAAGAAAACCCCTTCTGGCATGGGCAGATGCCGTACGACAAAGTAAACTATGTACCGCTTTCCAATGAATTCTACGGGATGGGCGTGCCGGAGATCCTGCGCGACTTGCAGGCGGAACTGAACACCAGCCGCAACATGCGCATTGACTATAACGCGATGGCGCTGCGCCGCATGTGGAAGGTAAGAAAAGGATGCGGCCTTACCCCAAAAGACCTGTTGTGGCGGCAAAATGGCGTGCTGATGGTCAACGAGCTGGACGACGTAATTGAAATCGGCGTGGCGAACCTGCCTGCCAGTGCTTTTACCAATGAAGAAGTGATCAAGGGCGACATGCGGGATGCTACCGGCTGCCATGACATTATTATGGGGTTGGCGCAGAGTGACGAGACCGCAACGACCACGATGACCAAAGACAACAACGCCAGCCTGCGGTTTAAGTATTTTATTAACGCGATCGTGGACGATATTCTGGTGCCGATGGCGCAGAAGTGCGTTTCTCTGGATCAGCAGTTTATGGATGAAAGCCGCTGGGTGCGCATTGGCGGAGAAGAAGCGCAGGAGCTGTTTTACATTGACCCTGCCGAACTGCAGGGTAATTATGATGTGGTTTATGTAGGCTCTGCAGTGGAACCGATGGCCAACAAAGAGCTGAACAAACAGAAGATGCTGGAAGCCTACAATATTGCCATGAGCAACCCGCTTGTGCAGCAGGACCCGAACGCACAAATGGAGCTGCTGCGTTCTTTGTTTACGGCAATGGAGATCAAAGAAGTGGAAAAACTGCTCCCGCAGATGCCGCAGCCCGAACCTCCGCAGCAACCCGCTGTGGGCGGTGGAGAAGCCGTTGTGCCGGCCGGCATGACAGGCTCGAACCCGTTGGCGGCATCGCTGGGGCTGATTTAAGGAGGAACTATGGCAAGATTTATCAGCGTATGCAAACAGTATAAGACCAATGGTATTACGATCACGCCGGCCGGGTATGAAACGGACGATCCTTCCATGGTCGAATTTTTGAGAAAATCACCTGACAACGGAAACTTTTTCCATGAAGTGATGGACAGCAAAGCACAAAAAGAAGCCGTGCAGGACTTTGCCAGAAAAGTGCTGGAAAATGCCCCCGTTGTAGTGGAGCCGATGCGTGCGCCGCTGGACATGGAAAAAGAAAAAGCTGCCGTGGAGCAGCAGGAAGCGATCAAAAAGCAGCAGGCGGAAGCGGAAGCGGCTCTGCTGGAAGAAAAAAGACAAAAAAACGAACACATCAAGGAAGTGCGAGCCGCCCGCGGCGGCAGAAAGAAGGCTGAATAATGCCGCCTGAACGGGAGCTGCAGTACATACGGACCACAAACTGGTATAAAAATTTGCTGCAGCATATGGAAGAAGACCGGCAGTACCGGCTTGAACGGCTGGCAGACTGCAATGCGTCTACGGATGAGATCCGCAGGCAGCAAGGGTACCTTGCAGCTATGCGCGACTTATACAACTACATAACAGGAGAAAACAAGGAGGAATAATGTATGTCTATGTTTGACGCGGAAGGACAAGCAACCGACATTTTGTCTGATGAAGCGCTGTTTGGTGCCGAAGGCGAAATGGACAAGCCCCAAGAAGCGGAAACAGAACCTGTAATGGAAGAAGATCTGCCCACGGAGGAAAGCCCTGCTGACGAGCAGACAAGCGATGCCCAAAGTGAAGCAGAGACCGCCGAACAAGCCCCGGAAGGACAAGCACAGACGGCGGGAGAGGAAAACAAAAACAAACGAAACGAAATGGATGAACTGCGCAGGTGGAATACACGCGTAGCCATGCAGAATGCAGAACTGCGTCAGCAGATCGCACAGCTGCGTGCCCAGCAGACCGCGCAGGCACAGCCAAAACCTGTTGAAACGACGCAGGCGGACGGCGGAAAGGCTTTTGTGCAGCAGCTGCTGGAAAAAGGTGATGCCGCTTTGCTGCCGGTGATCGAGCAGATTGCCGAGCGAAAGGCCCAGGCAATGATGCAGCCAATTTTGACGGAACGGGAAAACGCACAGATCAACCGTTCTGTGGAAAAGACGATCAGCGATTTTTCCGCAGACTGGGCGCAGCTGAATGACCCCGGCATGAAAGCGCAGGCTGTGCGTAAGATGTTCGAACTCTCTATGGTATCCGGCAATGCGGATGCGTGGAAAACGGCACCTGACTATATGATGTTTCAGGCTTGCCGCTCTTTGTGGGGAATGCCGCGCGTGGTAGATAAGACTGCCATTGAAGCAGCCCGCAAGGCAGAACGGGAAAGCATTGCCAAAGCGCAAAAAGAAAACAAGGCCGGGCTTGCGGCCAATGTAGCCGCCAACCGCAGCGAAGATGCTCCCAAATCGGACGAAGACCGTATTCTGGAAGAGATCTTTGGCGTGCATGCCGGCGGGACAATGTTCAAATAACAAACAAAAAGGAGATAATGAATTATGGCAAATGTAACCGGTGTAAGACATACGATCAATATTGCTCAGAGCCGCCGTGTAGTAGACATGGCAGACAAAATCACTATGCTGGACCCCGAGGTAGCGCCCTTTCTGACCATGGTCAAACGCATTAAGGGCGGCGGCAATACCCGCGTGGTACACAGCCCCAAATTTGAATGGCTGGAAGACGACTACCTTGGCACCCGCACCACACTGGCAACAGCCATCAGCGCTGCTACCACAACCTCTGTTTCCGTAGCAGATGGCAGCATTTTCCGCCCCTACGATGTGATCCACATTCCTTCCGTAGGTGAAAACATGCTGGTAACTGCGGTAAGCAGCAATACTTTGACCGTGACCCGCGGTTATGGCAACACCGCTGCCGCAACTGCTATTGCTCTCGACGCGGAAGTGCTGAACATTGGTTCTGCCATGGCCGAAAACGCTCTGGCACGTGACCGCCGTTCCACCCAGGAAGTGGCAAAATTTAACTATACCCAGATCTTCCGCACTCCTGTGGAACTTTCCAACACGGAAGCGGCCTCCAAGCTGTACGGCGGCAAAGACCGCGCTTATCAGCGCAGAAAAGCCGCTGCCGAACATAAGCTGGATATTGCCCGCTCCATGTATTTTGGCCAGAAGAAAGAAGACACCACCGGTGCTGCCCCCCGCCGCACCATGGGCGGTCTGATCGAGTTTGTGAAAGGCGGCTCCAACGTGCAGGCATTCTCTTCCGCAGGTACGCAGCTGACCTACAAAAACTTTAACACTCTGGTAGCAGCCCCCGCCTTTAAGCATGGTTCTACCGAAAAGCTGCTGGTCTGCGGCAGCACCCTTGCTTCTGCCATTGACCTGTGGGCTATTGACAAGCTTGTAACCAAGACCAGCGAAGAGATCTTTGGCGTGCGTGTGGATACGCTGAGAACCTCTTTCGGCGACCTGAAGATCCTGCGCGACAAACTGCTGGAAGGCGACACTTACGGCGGTTACGGTCTGATCCTTGACATGGACAAGATCCGCTACGCTTATCTGGAAGGCCGCGACACCAAGCTGAACGTAGACATTCAGGCAAACGACCAGGACGGCGTGATGGATGAATACATTACCGAATGCTCTCTGGAAGTGAAATGCCCGGATGCTCATATGCTGATCACCGGCGCTTACGTATAAGGTTGAGGCATGAAGAGAGGGTGGAAATTCCACCCTCTCTTTTTCTAAACGTAAGGGGTGAGGAATATGGATATGGAAAGCATGGCCGTAGAGCTGCAAAAGGTGAAAGACCGCTGTGCGCGCAATGAGGGCAGAATTGAAAAGCTGGAAAGAGAACATACCGCCCTGCACGAACTGGCAAAATCTGTAGCTGTAATGGCAGAGCAGTTAAAAACGATGAGCGACAATGTGGACACGCTTGCCGACAAGGTGGGGGAACTGGAAGCAAAACCTGCCAAACGGTGGGACGGCGCAGTGGATAAAGTGCTGATGGCTGTTCTGGCGGCGCTGGTCGGTTTTGTTCTGGCACAGCTTGGGCTATAAGGAGGTTATACCATGAAATTTTCGGATAAAGCATACGACGTTTTGAAATGGGTATGTTTGATCGCCGTACCGGCACTGGTGGTGCTGCTTTCTACGGTGATGCCTGCGCTTGGCGTGGAGGCGGAGATCGCCAAGACCATTACCATCGTTATTTCTGCCATTGGCACCTTTCTTGGTACGCTGATCGGTGTATCGACTGTGGCATATAAAGCAGAAAAGGCAGAGGAAGCGAAGTGAGCCGTAAAAAGAAAAAGCTGCAGATGCGGGAGTTCAGCAAAGTGGTCATTGTAGCATTTGCCGTGGTGTGGTTGCTGGCTGCGCTGTATGGCGGATGGTATGCGGTGGCGTATGAAACGGGGTTTGCCGACCTGCTGCTGTTTATCGGGGCGCCGATGACCGCCGGTTTGGTGGGATATTTTTGCAAAGCGGGCTTTGAGAACGTAAAAAAGATAAAAAACAGCATCAACGAACGAAATGAGTAAAAAATATG